CCAACAATAGGTACAGTCCCGCCATCGGCGTGAATTTCCACTGTTCCACCAGTTACTTGCATAACCATGTCACCTTGGAAAATAGCTGTTCCGTAGTTTGCGGCGATTCTGTATCGGTTTTGTCCACCAGTATAAGGGGTTCCCCCTATACGACCAATGGGACGTAAGCCGAAGGCAGCGTCTTGATTCGCCATTTTTACTCTCCTTCAGAGTTTCCGCGTCCCTTTTGTCCAAAGGAAACGGATGATTTACGTTGAGGACTCAGCTTTGGCATGGCTGGATTGTTTTCACGCATCCAATCACGATCTACTGCGTCCATTTGATTTTGTGCCACACCTTGATAGTGTGCATTCCGCTGTTCAGCCATTTCGACGGGGATGCGAGCGAGAACAAGTCCACCAACACCAATGGTGCCAGCGTTGCGTCCCTCATCTATTACTGGGCCAACATAATCGGGGTATTCCTCTGCGCGAACGAGGTCCCATCCTTCTTGCCGTTTTTTATGTACGTTAGTCTTATCGTCGAATTCCATTACGGATTCGCGTATCCAACGGTGTTTATAACCGAGGGGTGGTTCGGGTGCTTCCAAGGCAGAACCCGGACGCCATTGTTGTAGGCGCTGTGCGCTCTCCCGCGTGTTTGACTCGCGTGGTGTCCTGTTTGCCATTTTATTCTCTCCGATTATCAATTTTTGCGACTTCTCTTGCGTATTTTTCGAGGGGAATCCTCATCTTTTTCGCAAAAGCCACTTGACCCGGTGTTAATTCCACCGCCTTCTTCCGCCCTGACTTCACAGACCGTCCGTTTCCAGACGCAGGGGCAACAGTCTGAGCGTTGGACCGTTTACCCTGAAACTTATTAGGCATTTCTTTTCGCATACGAGAGTCGATTTCTGTGTAGTAATCGTCTGACGTAGGATTGAAATCCTCTTCTAATACTAATTGTTCGTGGATAGCTTGGGCTGCTCGCGTCATGAGGCGATCTGATCCAAACCATTGATTCTTGCTCAACCACTTCTCCAGCTTTGGATCGGAAACCGCTTGTTGTTGCGGGACCTGCTGTTGTGGAGGGGCCTGTTGTTGTTGAGCTTGTTGAGCTTGTGTAGCTTCCTGCTGTCTTTCCATTTTAAGTTTTTGAACACGAACACGCTCTTGAGCTATACTAATCTTTGAGATTGCTTGCTGCGCATTCGCTACTTTGTCGTAATCACCCGCTTCATACGCTTCAGCCATAGCTTTTTTGGCTTGCGCTTCTTGAGCTTTTAAACGTCCTTCAGCTTCACTATTGTAGCCAACATTCATTTTCTCAAGGCGCTGACGCATAACAGCATTCTCTTGCTGCATTTGCTGTGCATACTGAACTGCGGCTTGCGCCTCTTCAGAAGCCTGCTTACGTTTTGCGGTTAATTGATTAATTCTACGTTGAACAGAATCACTATAATTTTCTAGCTCATCGTCACCAGATGACTTTTCCCGAACATTTGTTTGGGTTTTTTCGTCATCATCAGAAGATACTTCAACAGCATTATCATCTTGATCTTCTTCAAGCTCAATAGATGTATTGCTTTCAAGCTCTTCGTTCTCACGAATATCTTCAGCCATAGTTAATTTCCTTGCTCTCCATTACCTTATACATACGAAATATCTTTAGGGTCAAGGATCGTGGCGATAATATTATCGTCATTTATGATTCTAACCTCAAGACCTTCCACTTTGAACCTATTTCCACTATATCTTCCTATAAGAACCCAATCTTTCTCATTACACCAAGAACCATTTGGGAACTTCTGGGAGTCTTTGTAGGCGTCAGGACCTAGCTTCACAACATATGCTGCTACCGTAGCGAACGATTCACGCTCTCTAACAGAGTCAGGGACAATAATTCCGCCCTTAGTCTTTTCGCTAGGGTAGTAAGGGATGATAAGGACGCGATAGCCTGTAGGTTGCGGCAATCGCTCTAAAGATGATTGTTCCATTTCAGAAGGATCATCTGTGTTTTTACTTTTCGCGCCTTTGCCGAACGCGTTTTCGATGGGTTTAGGCATTGCCTCTGCACCCTTTATGGCCTTTTCCGCTGCTCTCGCAACGTGCTGTGGCACAAATAACTTCTTATTAGTCATCTGCGTATTCTATACCTTTCATCGCGGCTTTAAGTTCTTCCTCAACGTAGGCCATGCCGCGTATTTCGCCTACTATATACCGATACTCGTCAAAAACTTGTATCGAACCATCCGCGAGCTTGCCTTTAAGACGAGCATCGCGCTCTCGTATGCTTTTATACAGATATTCTGCTAAGTGTAGTGCATCCATACCACATATAGTATAAAACTATACGGGAATTACAAGTATAAATACCAGAAAATCAGAAAATACCTTGGAATCTCTGGGGTTTTGCTATTTTGCTAAATCTACTTAGATTTTTTGGCTGTTGTTTTTTTCTTTGAAGCAGTTTTCTTTTTGGCTTTTGGTTTTTTAGTCCACGCTTCGTTTTCGGGAGTGGCTGGATCATCTGCAATAAAGTGTCCGTTTTCATTACGCGCCCTCACCTCTTCAACAACGACCTCAACAACAGGCTCTACTGCAACAGCCTCACGCTTTGCTGCACGAATTTGTTCAACCATCTTATCTCTTACTGATCCCATTTCATTATCCTTTTTTGTTGGAATTTAGAGCCGCAATATCTCGCTGTGTTTGAATACGATCTTCTGCAATTCTAGTTTTGTCGGCTAACGCCGCTTCTGAAACGTCAATCCGCTGTTGTGCAGTCAGAACATCATTACGCTCTTTCTCGCGGTCAAGCTCCTGCTTCGCTTCAAATTCAGTTTGCTTACGCTGCAAGTCAGCAGCTTTTAATTGAAGTTCCTGATTTCGGATATCTACAAGTGGATCGGATTGTGGTGGTGGAGCTACAGCTTGCGCTAGTTGCTCTGTCATTTCCGAAATGATCTCAGCAGCACGCGCATCTATCTGCGGCTTAAACTGCATCATAGGATCAGCAGGAGGCTGACCGGGCTGTGGAGGCATCATCTGAGCTTGTTGCTGCATCATCTGCATTTGTTCTGGCGGTATCTGGGACATAACTTCCTGTTGCGCCTGTGCCTCTGCCATTAATCCAATGTGCTCCTGAATATGACCCTGCAAGGACATAATAGCCTGCGGATTAAGCCCCATAGCAGGCGTAGACATTACAGCCATGTGCGTTTCTATATGCGCCTGATGCTCTTGCTCTGGGAACGCCTGTAATGGAGCACCCATCAGCGCGTTCTGGTTCTCCTTTGCAGGATTGGCTGGAGGTGGTGGTGGAGGAGGTGGAGGCAGGATAGCATCAATGTTATTAACGCCTAACGCCTCATACATTTTACGATACGCCTGATACAAACCTTGCGGCCCACCATGAATTTGCGGATTGGATTGAACTAACTGCAACTCAGTCTGAGCTAACGCAATCCTTTGAGACATAGAAAAGATGTTTGGGTCTGAAACAGGTAAAACATCAATCTGAGGCGCAAAGTCTTGCACAAAGACTTCTGGACCCATTTGCATATCAGCAGCGTAAGGATAAGCCTGAATGGTTTCAGAGAATATCTTGGAAAGCAACTTGAACTCAATTTTCTGAGAATAATGCAGCCGCTTGTGTATCGCAGACATAACCTTTGTGCCGCGTTCCATAATCGCCATAGTGGTGCCAACAGGCGTATCACCGCTCATCTCACCAACCTTCATGTCAGCCATAGATGCGAACCTACGTCCAGCATCTACAAGCGTTCCTAGAAGGTTATAAAGCGTCTGCGAAGGCTCCTTGAAAGGGAGGGGCATCAAGGAACCTTGCAGAGTGCCCCCAACTACATCAATATCGCGGAACTCGCCCGGTTGAAGGGGAGTGTCTTCTTCACGAATACGAGCGCCACGGGCTTTAAAGCCTGCTGGTAAGTTGGAGAGCGTGCCTGCATCAATCAATTGACGCAAAATAGATGTTGAAGCCTGTGCCAAACCGCCAATCATGTGCGTTAGCCCCAAGCCATAAAAACCCAAACCGGGCAAAAACTTATAGTGTACGAAGTATTGCTTCGCACGCTTCATAGGATCAATTTCTTGATAATTGCGCCTTACAGACAAAACTTCATTGCTGTCAGCAACCACAGTCACGATATAAGGTAAACGTAAACCAGTAGGCTCACCATCTACGCCCATGTCCTCAAAACCCTCAATATCCAAAGCCGCATGCACTTCGTAAAGCGTTAACTCTTCAGATGAACCGCTAGGATGAACGCCCTGAACATCATCAATAGACTCTTCAATTTCATCCATTCCTGATGTGTCACCCTCAGAATAGTCTGGCAAATCAACATCACGATAAAATCCCGCAAGCTGCAATTTGCGAATCTCATTAGAATCCATCGTAATTCGATGCGTAATCCTTGGAGATGACAACAAATCACTAGCGCCATAAGGCACAATCATATCTTCCGCATGAATAAATCTACTGACCGCACGCCCTTTGAGCGGGTCAAAGTAAATCTTTTTGAAAGTCGAACCAATTACAGGAAGATAAAACAACATCTGATCCAACTCAGGATCATACTCTTCCATCTCATATGTAATCATATAATTCATGTAATCTTTGACGCGCTCAGACTGCTTAACAAGAATTTCATTCTGTGCGCCAATAACAGCAGTACGAACGGGACCAGTTGCAGGCAATAACTCACGATAAGCCTGCGCTTGAAACTGTGTAACACTCTCAGCTAATAGTGGGTGGACAACACCAGAAGAACCCTCAAAAGGTTCGCTGCGCTCCTCAGTCTTCATACCAAGAAACCCTAACCCAGTCTTATAGGTGTCTTCCCAATCTTGACGAGAAGCCAAGTCATCTTCAATCGAACCAACTAAATCAGACGCAATCCGACCAAGCTCAGACTCATCAATAACTTCTGCTAAATTGCCATCAAAAGGCACTTGAGGAACAGGCTCTTGGCCCTCATCGTATTCTCCAATAACCGCGCTGCCATCATCAAACTCGGTAACTCCGGGCTGTAATGGTAAATCAACCACGTTTTGAAGCATTTCCTCTTCTGGAATCATGAGTTCTTCAGGCAACCCTCCTGAACCTAATCCACGCTCAACCGCCATCTAAACCTCCTGTTGTAGTGTTGGTATAGCACAACAACTTAATATTCTTCAACATCTTCGGAAATTACCTGTCCACAAGTAGGGCAGGTAATGACGATTTCTTTTGATTCTTCCTCTTCATCGACATCCTCAACGATTAAAACCTCATCTTCAGGCATCTCGTATTCTGGCATCTCATCATAAGGTAGATGAATGTCTATGGTTACTTTGGGCATCACTTCACCCCAGAAAACTTAGTGCCACTGAGCGCTGCACCGCCGCCACGAGAGTGACCAGCTTCGGTTCCACCTTTAACACTACCGCCTTCCATATACATTGAAACATCGGGCTTCTTAACAGCGCCACCTTCCATGTACTTTACAGCAGCTTCTGGATTCATCTTTTGCTGAACCGCTTCTGGCAGCTTAGAAAATCCTTTGAATTTCTTTGGAGTATTTGACATTAGCTTCTTCCTTTATATTTACCGCCACGACCCTTCATGACGCAGCCCATTTTGGGTTTCTTAGTTTTTTTGGTTACAGCGCCACCACCGTTCATCATAGATGCTGGTGGAAATGCTTTGCGTTCAGCTTTATCTCTTACGCCTTGCTGTTGCTTCATCATTTGCTCAAGCATTTTAATTTGTTCAGGAGAGAGGTCCATGTCACCACGACCCCTTATCTCCTGCATTTTCATCCTATCAGCATCTGAAAGAGTTTTGCCAGATGCACCCATCATTCCTCTCATTCCTCTAATTTTTTCTCTTTCAGCGTCAGAGATGGCTTTTTCAGAAGGACCGCCGCCTGCATTTTTACGAGGGTAAGGAACCCTACCAGTGCGATCCATAGTCATCGCTTCTTGCAAGGCTCTTATGATTGCTTCTTTGTCTGCCATAATAATCTCCTAATAATATTCGCGTTTCTGACGCATAAACGCCCGTTCATCTTCATCGTCATAATCACTTGGAGTGGTAATAAAACCACCTTGCCTAAAACGTAGTATAGCCTGTGTCATCGAATCCGCCAAGTCATCATGTTCACCAT